CTATGGAAGTTCACTTCTTGTCAGAAAGAGCTTTATGTACTTTAGGTGCTAACAACTTCTTCTTGTTCGAGAACTAGAAAATAGTTAACAATATACCAGGGTGTAACAGCCCTGGTTATTTTTTTAAATTTAAAATCTTATCAAATGGCAAATCAAATTTCAAGTACAGACAAGATGTACGTACTTAAGAAAAAAAACACCCCGCTATCTTACATGTTAGCATCAAGAAACACACGTAGATCTCCGTTACTACACTTCGACGGAAAATCAAACAGACCCTTAAGATATGCAGTTAACCAAAGAAGCCCGTTCGAAGACGAGCAGGACGGTAACGCTATTTTAGAACCTATTGTGTTTGTGGATGGAGCTTTAAAAGTTTCAAAAACAAATCCAGTACTACAATATTTTTTAGAACTACACCCTGGTAATGGCCAAGTATTTGAAGAAGTAAACACTGAAAAGGATGCTTCATCTGATATTGAAAAATTAACGAGTGAATTAGATGCTCAAATTGCAGCTAGAGATTTAGATATCGACTCTTTAGAGGCTGTAGCTAGAGTTCTATTAGGATCTAAAATTGATAAAATGTCTACTGCTGAATTAAAGCGTGACGTATTTGTTTATGCAAGAAATTATCCAATGTCGTTCTTAGAGATGTTGAATGATCCAATGTTACAGTTACGTAACACATGTGCTAAATTCTTTGAGTATGACTTATTAAAGTTAAAGAACAAAGGTAGAGATATCTACTTTAATCTTCCACAAAACAAGAAAAAATTATTGACAGTACCTTTTGGGGAAAATCATATTTACATATTAGCTTCTTACCTACAGACAGATGAAGGTATTGAAGTGTTAAGATTACTTGAGAATAAAATCGAGTAAATTACTTTTCTTTTTATGTTTAAAGGCGCTCTTTTACAGGGCGCTTTTTTTTATTATCTTTGTAAAAAGTTTTTAAGAATGATAAACTCAGTAAGAAATACTGTATTGTCTGTAGCTAACAAGAATAATTTTGGGTATATTACTCCAGATGATTTTAACTTGTACGCTAAACAAGCGCAGTTAGATATATTTGAAGACTACTTCTACCAGTACAATACATGGATACTAAAGCAGAATGCTAGACAGTCTGGAAGTGGATATGCAGATATAGTTAAGAACGTAGAAGAGGTTATTGATAGCCTATCTTCAACAGCTTCACTAACATTTTCAAGTTCGGTATTTAATTTACCAAGCGACTTTTATTATCTGAATACTGTAAGATACGGATCAAAAGAGGTAGATAGGGTATCACAAGATAAGATACTAAATCTACTTTCATCTAATCTAACAGCTCCTTCAGTATTATATCCTGCTTATGTTTTAGAGGGAGATAGTATTAAGGTATATCCTACGTCTATAGCATCAAATGTTAGTACTCAGTACATTAGATATCCTAAGGATCCTAAGTGGACTTATACTTCATTGTCAGGCGGAGAGCCTTTGTTTAATCAATCAGCATCTGACTATCAAGACTTTGAATTACCACTAACTGATGAACCGTTACTGACTGCTAAGATACTTCAGTTTGCTGGTATATCTATTAGAGAAGGAGACGTGTTTACTTTTGGGACACAAGAAGAAGTTAAGAATCAACAAACTCAAGGATAATAATGGCATATTTAACTGGTTATCAATACTATGAGAATTCAGGTAATGTACCTGAAAGCGAGAACTGGGGATCGTACCAGTATATATCTTTAGATGATATTGTAAATAACTTTATGCTAATGTATGTTGGTAACGATAAGTTAATAAACAATGTACAGAGATATAATGTTTTATTCCACGCAAAAAGAGGAATTCAAGAAATAAACTACGACGCTCTTAAGGAGATTAAGGTTCTAGAAATTAGTATCTGTGACGATCTTAAGTTCATATTACCTAACGACTATGTAAACTACGTTAGAATATCACTTTATAAGGATGGTGTATTACGACCGCTTACTGAAAACATTCAAACGAATTACAGTAATAGTTATTTACAGGATAATAACTGTAGGGTATTATTTGATCAGGATGGAAATGTACTGGAGGGTACTTCTATTTTAGATTACGATAGGGTCACTAATCAGCAAAAGACAATGTACCCTGGAAGCGGATTATATGCAGGAAGAGAAGGTATTAATATAGATCAGAACTGGTACTTCGATTATTCTATTGGAGCCAACTACGGTTTAAATACTGAAACAGCTAATATAAATCCAACGTATAGAATAGATAAAGCATCTGGCGTTATTAATTTTGGTTCTGGAATGGCTGGAGAGTTGTGTATTTTAGAATACATTTCTGACGGAATGCAGAATGGTGACGACACCAAGGTTAGTATAAATAAACTAGCAGAAGAATTTATATATGCATATATCAAGTATGCTATATTAAATGCTAAAGTTGGTGTACAAGAGTACGTAGTTAACAGAGCTAAGAAGGATAAAACAGCCCTTCTAAGAAACGCAAAAATAAGATTGAGTAATATTCATCCTGGTAGATTATTGATGAATATGAGAGGTCGTGATAAATGGATTAAGTAATATATATGGCAAACGCTGATGTAAATTTCATTGCCGGTAGAATGAATAAAGATTTTGACGAACGTGTACTTCCTGCTGGTGAGTACATTGATGCGTTAAATATTAGAATAGGATCTACCGAGAACAATAGTATAGGTGCTGTAGAGAATACTAAGGGTAATATAAAATTAACTACCTTACAGTATAACGGATCTCCTCTTGTAGACGCTACCTGTATTGGAGCTTACGAGGATGGATCTAATGAGACCATATACTGGCTTGTTGCATCTCCTGCCGTAGATATGATTGTGTCGTTTAATACTGACAAGAAACTATTAAAGTATCACGTTGTATCTGAGGATGTACTTAACTTCAATTCAGAGTACCTAGTTACTGGTATAAACTTAATAGATAATTTATTATTCTGGACTGACAACTTAAATCCTCCAAGAAAAATAAATGTAACCAGAAACTATCCAGAACCTATTGCTGGAGTAGATCAAATTGATGAGAGTGATATATCTGTGATAGTTGCTCCTCCATCATCTGCTCCTAATATTACACTTGCATTCGTTCCAGACGAAGAGAATTACATAACTGATAAGTTTATATCTTTTGCTTATAGATATAAATACAAGGATGGAGAGTATAGTGCTCTTTCTCAATTTAGTGAGATAGCCTTTGAACCTGGTAATTTCGGAATAGATTATTCTACATTCGAAAATTCAGGAATGGAAAATATATTTAATTCGGTTAATGTTAATTTCAATACCGGAGACAAGAATGTAGTAGGTATCGATCTTTGTTTTAAATTTTCTGACTCTAACATTATAAATGTTGTAGAAAAGTATAATAAAAATCAAGAAGGATGGTTTGATAATTCCATTCAACAAATATCATTTACCAATAAAAAAATATACACTACTCTAACAGAGAGTGAATTGCTTCGTCTTTTTGATAATGTTCCTAGATTAGCTAAAGCCCAGACAACAATGGGTAATAGATTAATGTATGGTAACTATGTAGACGGATATAATATAGAAGATAACAACGGAAATGCAATAGATATTGATTACGACTTAAGTTTAATATCTGAAGACGTAGGTTTCGTTGAGTTACCTGTTGATTTAACCGATGGAACAGTATACACTATAGATTCATCAACTCCTAAAACAGTTAATAACTCTCAGTTTAATATAGATCTATCAGGTATATCATTAACTAGTGGATCTTACATTTCAATAAATATAAATCTACAACACGATTCTTATTCAGGTGACGCTTCTTACACTGACGCGCCTGAAAATAGTTTTGAGTATGATTTTGTTTTTAATATACAAAAAGATTATGGAAGTGTTCATGAGTTAGCCACTAGTCAGGAATTTATAGATGCTATATCTACTCATGAAGTTTATTCTAATGCCTGTGCTGGAACTTCATTAACAGATTTTTTTAATTGTCAAATAATTACTAAATCCGGATGGAATGAGGTTGGAAGCGGAATACTGAATATTGATGGTTCATTTGTCATATCTTCATCTCTTGGGTCTGATGTAATAGGAATTCAAATACCGGCTTTAAAGTTTAGTTTTGAAACTTCACCTGGAATATTTGTTTATGCTTACGAGTATCTTTCAAGCGCAATAATATCATCTAGTTTTTCTGAATTAGGAGCAAAACAAAGTCTGCATAGTAATAGAGATTACGAAGTTGCAATTGTGTATATGGACGAGTACGGTCGTAGCTCTACGGCATTAGTCGATACTAATAACACAGTTTTTGTACCTGCGTATAATTCAGATAAAAAGAACTATATAAGAGTAAATGTAAATAGTTTAGCTCCAAGCTGGGCTACTAAATATAAGTTTGTAGTAAAACCATCTAAGAGTCAGTACCAAGTAGTATACTCTAATATTTATTTTCAAGAAGACTCCGGTTTTACTTGGTTTAAATTGGAAGGCGACAATAGAAGTAAGGTTCAAGAAAATTCTACTTTAATTGTAAAGGCAGATTCAAATGGTGTCCTTAGAAATTTAGTTAAAACAAAGGTTCTAGCATTAGAAGCTAAAGGCAAGGATTTTATTGAAGGGAACAAGAATGCGGCTGAGAAAGATATCATAGAGCCTGCTGGATTATATATGAAACTTAAACCTTCTAACTTCTCTGCTAATTATACTGAGAATTCTTTTATAGACGAAGGAGAGGTAAGTGAAGGAGGAAGCTACGCTAACTTATCCTATCCATGTTATATAGATAATCCTTTATTTGGAGATCCTGGAGAGTTAGAGTTTATGCCTTATGACGTGCCTGCTGGAAGTTTAATAAATATAAACTTTAAAGTTACTAGAGCTTCTAGAGGAAATGATTGTGGAGAAAGAACATACACTTTTGATAAATCATTTACAGCTTCTCAAGATTACGAGAGTTTGTTTGCATTTATAACTGGAGATCATATTGACTTAACTTCTGGTAATTCAACTGGAGGTGACACTACTGTTAATGAAAACTACTTTAAAGATACTATAACAAGTCCTTATACTGGAGATATACCAGCTATACCAGGGACCAATCAGTATGAGTTTCAAGAAGACACTACTAATGGTAGATTATTCTTTGTAATGAAAAGTGGTACTCCAAATTGTGGCGGAGTAGACAGAAGAGTTTCAAGAGTTTTTTGTCATATTCAAGTTCAGAGAGCAGAATCTATAATGGTATTCGAAACTGAAGCTGCCGAAGCAAACGGAGAGACTTACTTCGAAGGAAGTGAATCATTCAATATTATTGACGGATATCATCAAGGTAACGTAACTAATCAATCTATATCTAGCCCATTTGCGACTGTAGATTTAAACTTTTTTGATTGCTTCACATTTGGTAATGGAGTTGAAAGTTACAAAATAGGAGACTCATTAACTGGAGCTCCATTCTATCTTGGAAGCAGAGTTACTGCTGTATCTCAAGAAGATTTTAAGGAGGCTCATAGATACGCAAGTATAACATATAGTGGAATATATAATGAAGAAACTAATGTTAATAAGCTAAATGAATTTAATTTAGCACTAGCAAACTTCAAGGACTGTGAGAAATCATTTGGTCCAATTAACATACTTCATGGAAGAAAAACAGATGTACTTACATTACAAGAAGATAAGATATCTTACGTATTAGCTGGCAAGAATTTACTTTCTGATGCAGCTGGAGGAGGAGCTATTACATCTGTACCTGAAGTTCTTGGTACACAAATATCTAGAATTGAAGAGTTTGGTATTAGTAGTGATTCTGCTAGTTTTGCCGCATGGGGAGAGGATATATATTTTACTGATACTAAGAGGACATCTGTAATAAATTTAAAAGGAGGATCTACTCAGGCAGATGCGTTAGTTCCTATATCTAAACTAGGAATGAACGGTTGGTTTAGAAGTGAATTTAAAGATAAAGTAAACTATCAAAAATTAGGAGGTTATGATCCATACTTAAAAGAGTACGTGTTGTCTATAACTGATAACAAATTACCAACCCCTATAGATGTTTTAGAGTGTGGATTTACTATATCTCAGGACACTGCAAATAATGAATTATTATTTAATTTAGAATTTGGAAACGTAATTGGAGAGGCTTCTTTTGATTATAACTTTGAAAACGGATCAGCAAATGTTGAGGTATCTTATGACGGTATTGTAGTTATAAACGAAGTGGTATCTGGAGCTGGAACGTTAACATTTGATAAATCAAAAATAAACCCTACATTTGCAACAGTTACAATTACTCCAGATGAGGCTACTTATATTCTTATATCTAATTGTACTGTAGCAGATCCTATAACAGTTATTAGAGTGGTAATAAACTCTCCATCTAACGAAGGAGAAACTATTCACAATAACTATAACTGGACATTAGATGGATATACAAGTCCAACTAATATCGACTTTGTACTACTAGAAAGTGACGGATTGTCGTTGTACGATTCTAATACCAATCAACCTTCAGTAGGAGTTATTCCTGCTATAGGAAGTACGATAAAAGTTCAATCTGAGAAATACATTACAGATACATTTAATTTTGATCCTTTAGCTAATTCATTTAAGTATTTAGTTTCTAATACATTATATACTGATTTAGACATAGACATACTAAGACCGTTATTAACAGAAGCTACACCAATAGTTAATCCTGTTACAGGGAAGCACCAAGCTTCATTTGTTTATAATAACCCTAGTGGATATCAGTACTTATATTTAGTTTGGGATCTAACAAATGCTTATAGTGTAGATCTATGTTACGACGCTACAGATAGAGTTGCGGCATGCGAGTTGTGTGGAGATGTTCCTCATTACGCTATTGAGTTGTGTTACGACGCTACGGATAGCGCTTTAGCATGTGACTGTAATGTTTAAATAAATAAAAAAAAATAAAAAAATATGGCGACTAGCGGAACATATTACATAGACACAGCGGATTTTTCAACAGCTACAGCTGTATGGACAGATACCGCACTAACAACAAAGGCTCCTGACGGATACTATTCTTTTGGAGGAAATTATAGACAACAGTTCGAAGGACTACTACTTCCTATTGAATCTTGCTCTACTCCTCCTGTTGATTGCTTTAACTACGAAATGGTAGCGATGAGCGATGGACCAGGATGTGAAGGATATGTTAATTATTCATACACTGATTGCAATGGAATATTACAGATTGGAGCTAGTTTTTCAACGAGTGTAACTGAGTACGTATGTGCTCAAAGTACCCCTACAATAACTTGTGGATCAGCTTCAATAACTAACTTAGGCGCTTGTTTATCGTAATATGGAATATACATTATCATTTAGCGAATCTTCAAAAGGATGGACATCTTTCTTTTCTTTTATACCAGAAAAAATGATTGGTATGAATTCTTATTTCTATACATTTAAGAACGGGAACTTGTATAGACACAACTCTAATGAACTTAGAAATAACTTCTATGGCGTACAGTACAATTCAAAAATAACAGGTGTATTTAATATAGAATCTGGATCAGTTAAAAATTTCAAGACCATATCATTAAATAGTGATGACTCTTGGAAGTGTGAGGTTATAACAGACATGGCAACTGGATTTGTAGACAAGTCGTACTTTTCTTTAAAGGAAGGTGATTACTTTGCGCATATAAGAAGATATGAGAACGATATTGACTTATCTATGAGATCAGCTCAAGGTATTGGCGGGACTACATTAGTTAACTCTTCTATTCCTTCTTCAACTGTAGTTACATTTCCTTTTAATATAGGAAGTATTATAAGCGTTGGAGATATTGCATATAAGAATAACTCAGGATCATTATTAAAGTTAGGTACAATTACGGCATTGTCAGCAAATTCAATTACTGTAAACACTACTGTAACAGGTGGAAATATACCGTCGGTATCAGACTATATATTATGTATAAAAAACAGCACAGCAGAGTCGTATGGCGCTACGGGATACTACATGCAATTTGAGCTAGAAAATGATAATACATCAAGAGTTGAATTATTTTCTGTAGGAAGCAGTATTTTTAAAAGTTACCCTTAAATTTATTATCTTTGTAAAAAAAATGTTTTCCTGTAGAATAGAGAATAAGCATGATTTTTACAATACATTATGTGAGTGGTGGACGGACTGGAAGTTTCCAGTAATG